CTGTTTACAGCAGCAACAGCACCAACATGAAGGTGTTGGGCAACGCTTTCTTTAACGGAACAAACTTTATTTACCAAAGTAACGGGTTTGCTTCTCAGTATTCTCAAGGTGACGGAGTAGGTGCTCATTCATGGCACACAGCAGCCTCAGGCACAGCAGGTAACGCCATCAGCTTCACCCAAGCAATGACGCTTGATGCTAGTGGGAATTTGATTATTGGCGGCACAACTGCTTACGGGAAAACAACTGTTAGTGGCACATTGCCTTTTCTGCGTGTTGTAGATACCGCTGGTTCTTCTGGAGTGTGGGGTTCTTACATTTCTGGTGCTTCTACCGACTTAGTTGCTTTTACTTATAGCTCAGTAACTGGTGAAAACCGTATTGGTGGCTTGCAGTCATATGTGTTTCCAACGTTTTATTCAGGCGGCTCAGAACGCGCCCGTATCGACTCCAGCGGTGTCTTGCTGGTGGGAACTACATCTGCGGGGGCAACACCCTCAGCAAAATTGCAAATCGGCGGAGATTCAACAAGCTCTCGTGTTTTGCCAAGAACTGACAACACAGGTTATGTCGGCGACAGTGGTCAAAGATGGCAAGCAATTTATGCTGTAAACGGAACAATTCAAACTTCTGATGGTCGTGAAAAGAACACCATTGAAGATAGCAACCTTGGCTTGTCTTTTGTTCAGTCATTGCGACCTGTTTCATATAAATGGAATGTTGGTGAAAACCTAGTTACATATGACGAACAAGGAAATGAGGTTGTTACCCCTCGTTCAGGCGCTAGAACGCATTACGGCTTTATTGCTCAAGAAGTAAAGCAAGCAATTCCTTCTGGAGTTGATTTTGGTGGTTTTGTTGAAGAACCAAATGATGGGCCTATGTCTTTGCGTTATCACGAATTCATTGGTCCTCTGGTCAAAGCCATTCAAGAACTCAAAACAATCGTAGATGCACAAGCTGTTGAAATCGCAGCATTGAAAGGTCAAGCATGACAATCACATGGAAAATCAATAACCTAGAACGACAAACCTCTGATGGTCTTGTAACCGTAGTGCATTGGGGTGCTTCAGCAACTGAGGCTAGTAACGACCCTGAGAAGCCCTATGGTGCATCTATCGTAAACACACAAGCCCTAGAGCGAGGTGACTCATTCGTGAACTACGACACCCTGACTGAAGAAACAGTTCTTGGTTGGTTGTGGGGCAAGATTGACAAGGATGCGGTTGAATCCGCTTTGACCGCACAGATTGAGGCTCAAAAAGCACCCGTGACTGCCAACGGTTTGCCTTGGGTGACAGAATGACTTTCATCTGGAAAATCCTAGAACTGTTCGCAGAGGAAGGCCGAATCACATCGGCCAAATACCATTGCGCTGTTTCTGATGGTGACAACACCGTAGAGACTGAGGGATATTGGTCTTTTCCTGAAGCGGGAACTGTGCCTTTTGACCAGGTGACCGAGGAAATGATTGCTGGCTGGATTGAACAAGCCTCTATCAAAGACGGTCAGAGTGTCATAAAATCAAGGCTAGAAGAACAGCTAAAAGCACAACAAAAGCCTGTTCCAGCCCCGTGGATGCCGCAAGTCTTTACGCCAAATATTTAAGGATTCCCTATGGCAATGCCAATTGACATTATCAGCAGAGCGTTAAAAGATATTGGCGCGTTGGAAGCGGGCGAGACACCTACGCCTGATGCGGCTCAAGACGCATTTGATATGCTGAACGACCTTGTTGACCAATGGTCAAACGAAAGTTTCATGGTGTTTAATGTCACAGAGATTATTTTCCCTGTGATTAACGGCCAGACCCAATACACGATTGGCCCGAATCCTTCAACACAGAACTTCATCGGCGCGTCATTTACTGGCTCAATTTCAGGCAACATCTTGACCGTGACAGGCATCAACTCTGGTGCTGTGGCTCAAGGTCAAACCCTGAGTGGCACAGGCATCACGCAAGGCACAAAGATTACAGCAAACCTGACAGGTGCGGGCGGCAACGTGAACGAAGTGGGTACTTACAGGTTAAACATCAACCAAACTGTTGCCTCAACAACCATCACCGCCAACTACCAAAAGCCTTTGAGCATTGATTCGGCGTTTGTTCGTATCAACACCACATCCAATGGCCAACCTATCCTAAACGGTGGTTTGGACTACCCTGTGGCTATTCTTGCCCTGCAAGATTACGAAATGATCGGTTTGAAAACGCTAAACGGCCCTTGGCCAAAAGCGTTGTATTACAACCCCAACGAAGAATCTGGCAACTTGTTTGTGTGGCCAAACCCCGCCCAAGGCGAAATGCACTTGTTTGCAAACACCTTGTTCAGCCGTTACGACAGCCTTTACACCGAAGTAAATCTGCCACAAGGCTACTCAATGGCTTTGCGTTGGTGTTTGGCTGAGAGACTAATGCCTCAATATGGCAAAGCTAACCAGACTCAAATTGCAATGATTCAGCAATATGCTGCTCAATCAAAATCCACCCTCAAGCGAACCAATATGTCGCCGCTTCAAACTGCTCGTTATCCTGATGCTTTGATGAATAGCAGAGCAAAAGACGCTGGATGGATTTTGACAGGCGGTTTTGTCTAAAGGGTAAAAAATGCCAGATTTCGGCTTTGTCGGCCCAAGTTATGAAGCACCTAGCATCTACCAAGATGCACAGGAATGTATTAACTTTTTCCCTGAAATTGACCCACTTAAACAAGCTGGTGAGCGTGGCGTGGTCGCGCTTTACCCAACACCAGGCCTGACGATCAAAGCTGTTCTGCCCAACCTTCAAGAAGTCCGTGGTCTACGCACTTTGTCTGGTGGAGAACAAATGATTGCGGTCTGCGGGCCTTACGTCTACGTTCTGACTGCCAACTTAGTCCCCGCTGTGGTGGGTTTCTTGAATTCCTCAAGCGGTAAGGTCGGGATTACTGACAACGGCATAAACGCTTATATCGTAGATGGTGCTTATCGCTACACATGGCGTATTTCAGCGCCAGCAACTGCGGTATTTACTGGCTCAATCAGCGCCACGACTCTAACTGTCAGTTCTGTGTCAAGCGGCACTATCGCTGTGGGACAGTCTCTTTATGGTGTGGGTGTGTCGGCTGAAACCGTCATTACCGCTTTGGGAACTGGCACAGGCGGGGCAGGAACTTACACGGTTAATGTGTCTCAGACTGTGACCGCTAGGGCGTTAAATTCTGCAACTGTGGGGGCAACCTTCACCGCGACAATTGCAGGCACTACTATGACCGTTTCTGCTGTTGCTAGCGGTACTCTTTACCTTGGCCAGACAGTTCAAGGCGCTGGTGTAACTGCCAATTCTGTGATTACCGCCTTGGGTACGGGAACTGGCGGGACTGGTACTTACACCTTGAGCGTTTCTAGCACCGTAGGCTCATCAACCACAATGTATGGTTTGAACTTTTCTGTTCTTCCCTCTACCGATGGTGCGTTCAGCGGGGCAAATACCTGCGACATTATTGACAACTACTTTATTTACAACAACCCCACAACTCAGGAATGGGGCGCGTCTGACCTTTTAAGTCCGATTTCGCCTGCTTTGAGTTATGGATTGAAAGACGGTTCGCCTGATGACTTGGTGGCTCTAATTGCTGACCACCGCGAAGTTTATTTAATGGGCGAGACTTCTTCCGAAGTGTGGGTTGATGTTGGTGCTGTGCCTTTCCCTTTCCAAAGAATCCCTGGCACTTCTACCCAACACGGCATTGCTGCGCCATTCTCCCTTTATCGCCTTGGCAACTCATTTGCTTATGTAAGCCACAACAACCGTGGCCAAGCTCAGATCATGCAAATGAACGGGTACATCCCACAAAGGATTTCCACTCACGCCGTGGAAAACACTTTGGTCAATCAAGTCATTGACGATGCGATTGCTTGGACTTACCAGCTTGAAGGCCACGAAGTGTATGTTGTGACCTTCCCTAGTATTGGGACAAACGGCCTGACATGGGCTTATGACGCTACAACTCAAATGTGGCACAAATGGCTCTACACCGCCAGCGACAATAGTTATCAGCGTCACCGCGGTAATTGCTGTGCGGTCTTTCAGGGCATGGTTCTGGTCGGTGATTACGACAACGGCAAGATTTACCAACTAGACAAAACCAACTTTACTGATGACGGCCAGAACGTGCGCCGCTTGCGTAGAGCGCCTCACCTTGTTTCTGATTTCCAGCGTCAGTATTTTGATGAACTTCAGATTCAATTTCAGCCTGGTGTCGGCACAACGGGTTTGTCTCAGCCTACTGGTGACATTTACCTGAATTCGCCCTACATCATTTATCCTGAAGCGACCTTTACGATTGGCCCTTTCCAGACTTTCATTATTGGTCAGCAGGCTAACTTGGCCACCAACTCCACCACAACCAACCCACAAGCAATGTTGCGCTGGTCAAACGATGGTGGTTCAACTTGGTCTAAGGAATATTGGGTTTCCATCGGCAAATTGGGCAAGTATAAAAATCGTGCCATTTGGCGCAGATTGGGCATGGCGCGAGACAGAATCTTTGAAGTCTCAATTACAGACCCTGTAAACGCCGTGATTGTGTCAGCTAACCTTAAAGCATACGGGGGTGACAATTGAGCAACGGCTTACCCACAACTTACCAAACAAATCCCTATCCACAGAGTGAATTTTTGGATGGGAACACCAAACGACCTACAAGGGCATGGCAACAATTCTTTTT